CTGACACTAAACGGCAAACTTTTAGACACCGGCACAGGCATAGCGATTACTAACGCTTATTACAAATACACCAGCACAGTGGCGTTTTCTGACACCACTAACGATTTGACCAACCATTGTTATGAGCAGCTTGCATTTAGCAGCTTGGCAGATAACTGGTATACCCAAGTCACTGTTGACCCAGAATCATACAGCCCAGCAACCGTCCAAACGGGCAGCGCGCCCTACCGCACCTATTTGGTCAACACGTTAAACAACTCGACAAGCCAAGCAACTGACTATGCAAATTATTTGCTTTCAACGTACAAAACACAGTCTTTACGCATTTTTGCTATTACCTGCAACTTAAATGCCCAAATAGGTAACGCACCGTTTTTTGGGCAAACGTCACCAGGCGGCCAAGTGCGCGTCATTTTTCGTGGTACTACATACCAATGCGTAGTCGAAGGCGGCTCATATTCTGCAACGCCTGGCAGCGCTACAGCCACGTTTTATTTAAGCGCGCAAGACTTAAACAACTATTTAACGCTCAATGATGCCGTTTATGGCAAACTAGATAACAACAAATTGGGGTACTAATGGCTATAAAAACTTTTACTACTGGCGAAGTGTTGACCGCATCGGACACAAACACATACCTTGCGAACAGCGGACTTGTTTATATCACCGAAGGAACAGCCACATCGGGCTCAACCTTTTCAGTGAATAATTGTTTTACCTCAACCTATGCGTCTTATTTAGTGCAATTTTCAGTCATACCGACTGCTGGCGCATATGGAATTGACGTACGTTTAAGAGCGTCAGGTACCGATACGTCAACTGGCTACTACTGGGGCGTTACCGCTATTGACGTTGGAACAGGTGCTATTAACTTAACTCGTGGTAGCAACAGCACGCTTTTTACCACCTATGCGATTGCAGGTACTTCAGGTCGAGCAACGTGCGTGATGAATATAACCAACCCACAACTAGCCCAATACACAAGCCTTACCTGTCAATCAACGGACAGCAGAGGTGCAAGTTCTTACGTCGGCATTAACGCTGGCGGTCAATTAGCGAACAATACGCAATACGACGGCATCACATTTTTGCTCGGTGGCGGTTCTGGCACAATTTCTAATTTCCAAGTAAAAATCTATGGCTACAGGCAGGCATAAATGGAACCACTGACAGGCACATTTCACGACGCGCAAACAGGCGAAACAATTGTGCGCGAACTAACGGCAGAAGAAATAGCCGCATTGGAGCCGAGCGATGATTTGGCGTAGCGCGTTCGTGGCAATTTTGTTTGCCAGCATTCTTGTAGCTTGTGGCGACCGTGAGCGCGTCAACTGCCCACGCACCAAAAACAAGGCGTTGCGCGCAGCTACCACCATTACCGTAGACACCGCCAGCCTTGGCAGCGCTCGACTGGTTGAAAGCAAATGCCCGTAATCCCGCCACCACGCCGACCCGAGCGTATGACCAGCGAGGAAATTAAAGCCCGTCTCATTTTCATTGTGGCTTGCGCGCTGTCGTTCACTTTCGTGTTTGCCACCATGTCTCTTATATACGGCTTGCTTTTTGTGACCCAGCCACTCGACGTCAGCGACAACGATAAAAGCGCATGGGCGACCCTGCAGCCGCTACTACTTTTTCTGACAGGTAGCCTCGCGGGCTTGCTCAGTGCAAACGGTCTCAAGTCAAAAGAAAAAGGCAAAGACGATGAAAAGCACTAAATACACAGTCACCACCACCGCACAAATAGTGGTACCAGCCAAAAACTTTAACCGTGAGGTATATACCCACGTCATTGGCAATGCCATTGTCTACCTCGGCGACTCAACCGTGACCATTGCGACCGGCACACCAACCGAAAAACACACCACCCCATTTAGCGTTTTCGTCCCAGCTGGTGAAACCCTCTATGCAGTAGTCGAGTCAGCGACAGACGATTTGCGCGTACTGGACTGGTCAATCTGATGTACACCACCATGAAAATTAAAATGCCCAAAGACCTAACCGGCCACAAAAACGGGCAACTACCAGACGAACTACTTGCACCAGTACCAGGCGGCAAACTACACAAGAGCGCGGTACGCAGCTACAAACACATGCTGAACGCTGCCAAGGCTGCCGGCATAGAACTCAAGCCCACCTCGAGCGTTGACACCTACAGGCCCTACAGCATTCAATACAACGCATTCATGCAACGCTACTCACCCAAACCAACAGACGACACCAGAGGCATTACCCGCACATTTGAGGGCGCGACTTGGTACCTCAAAAAGGGTATGGCACCATGCGCGGCACCCGACCCCACAGGCGTTAAAGGCTCAAACCACGGCTGGGGCCTCGCCGTAGATTTTGCTAACTGCTCTGGCAAAACATTTAACTGGCTCATAAAAAATGCCAACCGTTTTGGCTGGTACATCGGTACAGGCGACCCAAGCAAACCAGGCTTTGAGTCATGGCACTGGGAATACGTCCTAGGCAACGTGTGGGCGCCACCCGCTGAAACCGTTACACCATAAGGCTTACAGCCTAAAGACGCGCAAACACTCAATAAGCCCATTAGGGTTTTTACCTATCCCGACGAAAGGCAGAAACCATGAAACGACTACTTGGCGTACTCGCCACAGCTGCACTACTGGTGCCGGCAACACAAACACAAGCAGCGGTAGAACCCGACTGCAGGCTCTACACCGCTTTAGCCCTCGAGGTCGGCTGGCACAAAAGAGAAATACCACGCCTCATGCAAATATGTAAACGCGAATCTAAAGGCTTTGCGCGGGCATGGAACCAGCGCGACCCATACACAGGCTCATACGGCCTCATGCAAATAAACGGCAGCAACAAAGGCTTTCTACAAGACGCCGGCATTGTGCGTAAAGCCATGACCGAACTCTGGGCACCACGCAAAAACCTTAAAGCAGCGCTAGCCCTTTTTAAGCGCCACGGCTGGTTGCCATGGAAAGGCAACAGCACGCCAAAGTAATGTGCTATGTTGCACCCGTTAGTTATTTTCAACCCGACTAGAAAAGAGACAACATGGTAAACCCGACTGACCATTTAGACCAAGCACTAGCGAACTTGTGGGCGAACACTCGACCCAAAGCAACCGACGTGCTAATCCGTAACCTGCGCGCTCACGCTTACAGCTACGCAATGGACGACCCGAAACTGTGCGAGGACCTACGCCAAGCCATTGGCCGCCTCGAACACCCGAGCAGCCTTGAGCCAAAACAGCAGAGCATTATTGACCGTCTAGATGACATTGTGCAGGAACTGCACGACCTAGGCCACACTCAACTGGGTGGCGAAACTGACCAACTGCTTATCGCTATTGACAACGCATTGCGAGGTTCTAAGTGAGAACTATTGCAGGCATTTTTGCGTTTGTTGGCGTCATGTCAGTGTTCACGCTGGTGACTTTGTGGGCCGCCGACTGGATACAGAACTATGACGAAAGCGGCAGGTACGAGTAATGGCTTTTGACCTTTCAGAATACGTAGACGTCAAGACCCGTCTTAAGCAGGCACTCGCGCTGTACCCGCAGCTGCGCATCGTTGAGCACCGCCCAGAAATAACCCAAGTGGGCGACCAATTGTTTATCGAGTGCTCAGTAACCGTGAGCCGTGACCCTGACGACCCGATACCCGTAACCGCGTACATTTTTGAGCCGTACCCAGGCAAAACAACGTTTACTAAAAACAGTGAACAAGCCAATGGCGCGACTTCGGTTTTGGGCCGCGCGCTCGGATACATGGGGCTGGGAATTGACAAGAGCATTGCCAGCAGTAACGAGGTTTTAGGCCGCCAGCAAGCAGCTGAGGACGACGACCGCACAAAGGTAGTGAGCATTGCGCGACCAACACCAAAACTGGACGGCCCACGCTCTAAAGAAATTGGCAGCGCTCGACTAACAGCTAGAGAACAAACCGAGGCAAGCCAAACCAGCAACAGCGGCGGCGCAACCGCTAACCAAATAAAAATGCTTACCCAAATGTGCGCTGAACGTGGGCTAGATTTTGACCCTGCAGCACCCATGACGTACAGCGAGGCTAAAGACATGTTCCTTGCCATAAAACCAATACCAAAGGTCAAGTGATGAGCAACTTAGACACGATGCCGGCTGAGCAAGCACTCTGGGCGTACTCGAGCATGCTGTACGACTCACGCGAACAATGCGAAAGCCTCAGGCGCGAACTAAACATAATCATAAACCAGTACGAGGAAATGGCCTCAGAACTCAAGTTCTGGAAACGCCAAGCAGAACTACTAGAAGCCATATTCATTGGGCGCGGCGATGCCGAATAACTACGGCGGTATGACCGAGGCCGCATTCTTAAAGCAAGTGTGCGCGGTAGCCAAATTGCGCGGCTGGTTGATTTACCACGCCAAACCCGCACAAGTAGGCGAACGTTGGGCCACCCATTTCCAAGGCGATGCCGGCTTTCCTGACCTTGTGCTCAGCCACCCAACTGGCGGGCTGGTGTTTGCTGAGTTAAAGGCTGGACGCAACAAACAGTCTGACGCGCAGCTGCGCTGGCAGAGATACCTGCTTGAGGCAGACTACGAGTGTTACTGCTGGTACCCAAAAGACCTAGACGCAGTCATAGCGCGACTGAGTGACATATGAGCAAAGTACTAGTAACACTCGACTACGAGGAACTGGAATACTGCGCGCATGCCGGCGTAAACCGCCAGATACGTGCACTACAAAAGAACCGCGTAAGCCCCACAAAAGACCTCGACTACGCCAAGCAGAACTACTGGTCAAGCCACATAACTGGCGTCATTGGCGAGTACGCAGTATCTAAAGCATTAGGCGAACATTGGGTAGACCTAGGGCAAGACCGAGGCGGCTTTGACGTCCTGAGTTACCAGGTGCGCGCGACAGAACAAACCAAACCAATGCTAAGAGTACGTGCCCATAACAACTTTGAGCACATGTACATACTTGCCCAAGTACGCAAAAACAGGGTCTTAATACACGGTTGGGCTAGCGGTCATGACGTTAAACAATTTGGCATACTCGAGTACGAGAACTGCTGGTCATTACATGCAGACGGCCTCAACGACATGTCTTTACTAATTCACCCAATTATCTACACATCACAAGTAACCGAGTGGGAAGCACCAGATTACCAATGAGCAAATTAACTGAAGCCGACCGCCAAGAGCTGCGCGCATTGTTCAGCCAACTCGCTGACCTACAAGCCGACGCAATCCTCGAGGAACTGGCAGAGCAACCTCACCAAGCCAACGCACTCAAGCAAGACCTATGGGGCTTAGAGGCGCGTCTAGCAGACATACACGCCGACGCTAACCCTTAGACATGCCGGCACAACTGAATAAGACTCATGGCCACGTACGGGTTTGCACTGTGCTGGTGAACACACGGGAACGTGGGTAGAGCACCATGTCTATGAACTGGTGTGCAGCGTCTAAACGTCACAAATACGTATGGTGTCCGTCCTTGACTATGAAACATTCCGGCAGCCACAGCTACTTGCTGAAAGTGTGGGGGGACGTAGTGCACAAGACTCGACAACAAGCCAGACAACAAGCCACGAAGTGGCGCGTTAGCACAAGCGATAGCGCGTGAGAAAGAACCAACAACATGACAACAACACACAACGGTAAGCAACGAGCCACCAGCGAGTTTAAGCGCAACAGAGCCAAACTCTTAGCCGACGAACCAGCATGCCACTGGTGCGGAATAGCGCGAGCAACCGAAGCAGACCACCTACTCGAAAGCGATGCCGGCGGAACCAAT